TTGGCTACGCAAGCATGGGCGGCAGTTCCTGAAACCGTTAAAACCGATTTGGCTGCGGCAAAGACTGATTCTACTGAAGTGGCCGGTATCGTTTTGGGTGTTATTGTCGCCCTGTTTGCGTTCAAACTGATGCGCCGCGCACTCTAATCGGTTGGAAATAAATCAGGCGGCTTAGGCCGTCTGATTTTTAAGGGGCATACGATGATTTTAGAGATTTTGAAAGAATCGCTGCTTGGTGCAGGTTCGGATGTTAAAGAAATAGGTGGTTATGTTCTGGCCGCGTATGTCGCTCTTTTCGGTATGAAGGCGGTGCAATCGAATTTTGAAAATAAGGAACGAGCCAAGCATCAGGAATTGAGGCAACGTAGGGAAGAAATCAATATGAAACTGGCCGAAGTCCGTTTGAGACTGGCCGAAATCAAACTTCAGAAAGAAGAAACTTTGTTGAAGGCTGCGGAAGCACGGGAAGACGGTGAACAAGCCGTTCAAGAGGCAGCCGAGCTTGATTCCGAAGAAGAAGCCCTTCAGGCCGAAATACAGGCCATTCTTGATGAAATGGAACGGGACGAATATGGGGCGGGTTTTTAATGGGCTTTCAGGTGGAAACAGTTTGTTATGTCGAAAGGAAGCAGGCCGAAAACGCCTATTTCAGCGGCGTGAAGCCTGTTATTACGGCGGACGGCAAACTTATACAAATGCAATATAACCCTGCCGGCTGGATATTGAACGGGCAGGTTGTACAGGCTGCATTACCCGAATGCGATCCGGTTGAGAACTTTAGGGACGGTCAGTATATCGGCTGGGCGGTATTCGCCATTATGGTTGTCGTATGGGGGGTTAGGGTTTTGCATGAAAGGTTGCGGTTGTGATGGATTTTTATTTTTATCTCGGTGCGGCGATTCCCGTGATAGTTGGTTGGATGATTTTTAAATAGGTGCTGAAATGGTTGACGAATATGATGAAGATTTTGAGTATGAGCAGGGTGCAAGCTATGGCGGGGTCGATTATGGCGACGGGGATTTTATGGCCGTGGATGAGTATGAAACCCATGAAGAATATATGGATCGAGTTTGGTCGGATGGTTACGACAAAGAACAGGATTATACAAACTTTTTGATTGACGCCGGTCTTCTTCCTGAAGGAAGTACGGTAGAGGATATGCTCGCCAGCGATTACAGTTTGTAGCGATTGATGACAAGCTGCTAGAATCCCGACTTTCTATAACCGTTTGAAAGTTAGGATTAATCATGTTTGATTTGAATGAAATTAATGAAAATTATTTGGCTAATTTAAAATATAGTAATTTTAGTGAATATTTTGGGTCTTCTATGGCTCATATTTTTTGTAGTTTGATTGCAAAAAATATGAAACTTGCGGGGGCTGATTTTTATAGTATTTGCAGGCAATTTTCTCATAGATTTTCAGGTGCTTATCTTGAGTTAAGGTTTCCTGATTATAGTATTGCTGTTTATAAAATAGGTGTTGGGAATGGGGTGCTTTTGTCAAAAGTTTTTGATGCTGATATTGGGTTCTTTGACTCTTTATTCGAATGATGTTTTTGCGTCTCAAAAAAGTTATCAAATTGGTAATTCTGAGGTAACTGCTAATGTTGATGACGGTTTTGAAAGATTGGTTAATAAAGAATATAAGCCTCATTTTGAAAAATACGTTGCAAATCAATCAGTATCAGCCGAAATATCCTATAAAGGCGTATCTGCGGCTCAAAAAACCGTTGTTGGCGTTGAAAGAAGTGTAGCCCGCTCTGCCGTTTTGAAAAACCTTCTTGCCAAAGCCCGTCTCGGTGGTACTGCTTTGGTGAAAGGAGCGGCGGTTGGTTGGGAAGGCGGTCCTTGGGGTGTCGCCGCTGCTACTGCTGCTTTTTATTTGATTGATTCCGCCCTTCAAAAAGAGGGTTATGAATATAACAAAGACGCGGGCGATTTTGGCAAGGTTGATCCTGATTATGGGTATTGCGTTTCTGAATTGAATACGGGCAGTCGTTGCTCGGAATACCGTATAGAAAGGAAATTGGATTTTTGGCAAAAAGGTAGTTCTGATAACGAAGAATTGCAAAAGGCCATGTGTGCTTTGGCTTTTTCGAAGGGGGTTAGATTTAATCCGGTTAATTTTGAGCCGACAGAATTTAAAGTTAAAGGTTCGTGGTGTGTGGCTGCTGCTGAAAAATATGTTGAAGGTCGTAAAGTAATTTTTTCGGAAATGTTTGCTATTTTGTCATATGTTAAATATAAGGGGGCTTTTACACCAATTTCGCAGACTAAATTTAATGAAATAGTTGGGCCTAAGGCTGATGCTGCGCCGTCTCAATATGTGAATGCAACTGCTTATGATGACGGCACTATTCCGGATGAAGATGAATCTACTGACGTTAGTGTTGAAAAAGGAACGGTTGTCCAGCTTGGCCCGTTTACTGATAAAGACGGTCAGGCGAAGCAGATGACACTAACATTCGGTAAAGATGCTCAGGGGCGTACTACTGTGAGTATTAAAGAGACGCCCCGTCCCGATTTGAAGCCTAAAAGTTCTGAAGCGCCTGTTCCTGAGAAGAAGCCTAGGACAGAAATAATCCCTAATCCTAATCCTGACAAGAAACCTGATAAGGATTCAGACAAAGATAAGGATAAAGAAGGTAAAGAAAAGCCTGATCCGGATGGTAAGCCTTCTGATAAGGAAAAGCCTGAGCCGAATGGTAAGCCCGATGGTGGTGATAAGCCGAAGCCGGATGATAAGCCTAAAACTGGTTTACTTTGTGAAATGTTTCCCAAAATCCTAGCTTGTGCCGAAATGGGCGATGTTGAAGAAAATGAACCGTTTCAGGTTCCTAACATAAAAGATGAGACTACATTTAGTCCTGATAATTTTTTACCTTCTAACGGAATTTGTCCCGCGCCTAAAACCGTGAATATTTTGGGTAATTCTTATACGGTTAGTTATGATTTATTGTGCCGTTTTGCTGAAATGTCCCGTTTCCTGATACTTGCAATAGCGGCCGTATTGGCGGCGAGAATCATGTTTGGTAGTCAGAAAAAGGATTAAATAATGAAATTTTTGATTCCTGCTTTGCAAAAGTTGTTTTCATATTTGGTGGCCAAATTGCTTTTGGCTTTGGGTGTCAGTTTTGTAACTTATACGGGATATTCGGTAGGGTTGAATATGTTGAAACAGAATATAGCGGGTAGTTTCAGCAATATGCCTTCAGATATATTTAATCTGTTGATGATGGCGGGTTTTGGTCAAGCTGTGGGTATGATATTTGGTGCGTTTGCATTCAATATTGCTATGTCCACGGTTTCAAAATTTACATTGAGTAAGACGGCTAAATGATTATTTTACAAACAGGCGTTCCGGGCAGCGGAAAGACAAGTTCAGTCGTCAGCATGTTGATGAACGATGAAAGCTATACCCACTTTACCGACAAAGACGGCGTCAAGAAAAAACGTCCGCTCTTCGTTAATGGCATTCCGGAACTTAAAATCGAACATGAAGAGCTTTCAGACGACCAAATCAGGGAAAAACCGTTTCAGGACTTTTTACCGTATGGTTCACTCGTAATCGTGGATGAAGCGCAAAGATTGATGGGGACGCGTTCACCGGCAAAACAAGTTCCCGAATTTATCGAAGCCTTGGCAATGCATAGGCATCACGGCTTGGATATAGTTTTGATTACCCAGCATCCCAGCTTTTTAGATAGCTTTGTCCGTCGGCTTGTTCAGCGGCATATCCATATCGCCATAAAAAGCGTTGGTAGGAAAATATATGAGTGGAACGAATGTTGCGATCAGCCGGATAGTACAGCTAATATCGCACGTGCGGTCGAACGTAATTTTAAGCTGCCAAAAGAAGCGTTTGAACAATACAAATCGGCGGAAGTACATACAAAGCCGAAAAAACGTATTCCGACCAGTATGATTTTTTTAATGTTTTTCGTACCTTTACTTGCGGCTTATATTATTCACACGGGCATTCGTATGAAAGACCGTTTCAGTGCGGAAGAGAAGCCACAGACGACAGTCGCGGCCGCTTCGGACGTCTCGGTCGGTGCACAGCAGGCGCAAAGTAGTCCGATGCCTCAGCAGACGGGCAGCCTCAAGCCTGAGGATTTAGTTCCTACGCTCGCCGAAAAGCCCGAAAGTAAGCCGATTTACGACAGTGTCCGACAGGTTAAAACCTTTGAGTACATCGCCGGTTGTGTTGATGGCGGCAAAAGTGGTTGTACATGCTATTCATCGCAAGGCACGCCGTTGAAAGAAATTACAAAGGTCATGTGTCAGGACTACGCAAGAAACGGCCTGCCGTTTAATCCGTACAAAGATGAGGCTCAGGTCGTACAGCAGCCGCAAAACGTTCGGCAGACTGCTTATACACCCGAAGGTGGGCAGGTGCTTTCAATGGGCGGTCAAAGTCCGCAAAATCTCATGTATGACGGTTATGTCGAAGCTGGTAATCAATTTCGGCAGACTGGTGGTTTAGTGAATTAGGATAGTGGTTAGAAAAGGCCCTCTGAAAATTCAGGCGGCCTTTTTTTGTTTTTTTTGTGGGGGTTGG